AATCTTTTTTCACACTTTTTAGGATCTAAGAATTGTCTACATTTAGCAAGTTCTGTTCTTAAATCTTGAACAACTCTTCTTGCGGCATCAACCTCACATTCAGCTTTGCAGATTTGTCTTTTTGTAGATAATGGCATCTTTCTAAAACATTCTCTTTCACATGGGTCTTTAAGTTTTCTATAAATATAAAGGGCAAACATTCCCAATGGAGGACCGGCCAACACTGCAGCTTTTAATCCTTTAGCTTTTAATCCTAATGCAGCTCCAGCAACTGCAGCAAAGCCATATTTTATAAACTTACTAAACTTACCTTCGAATGCTGTAATATCTTCAGCTAGAAGTAACGCTACTCCTTCATAATTTAAATCTTGAATTTCATAATACAGATTAACATGTTCTATAAATGTAAGATCTTCTTTAAGATCTTCATTATTTAAAACAACATCTGTAAGAAACTCTTTGCCGAGTTCTGTAATTAATTGTTTATCATAATCTATCATATTATCAATTCCTCAATGCCCTCAGCACTCGCAAAACTTTGAATCTTGTTAATACTCTCAACATCTGGAACTTCTAAAAATTTAAAATACACATTCTCATCAATTATAACTTGTAATTGATTTCGTTCCCCTTTATATTGAACGTCAATTGCTACATTAAATCCTTTTCTGCTTTCTATAAATGACACCTCAACATTACTGACTAATGCCCTTGGATCGTATGTACGCAAAGTTTCAATTGTTTCCTGAATTATTTGCTCTTCTGTTGATTCATCAGCAGGGTCAAAAACTAGTTTATATAAATCGCTTCCATATTCAGGATCATACTGATAGGTTCTTTTGGGGGTAACTAGAATATTAGTCCAAGAAGATAAAATAACTTCAATGTCTTCTATCCTTCTGAAGTCACCGGCATTGACAATTTTAGGCTGGTAATCAGCGTCCTTATCATCAGCGCCTTTTACAGTTTTATTGAATCTATCTAAAAGATTTGCCACTTTGTTTTTTAGTCTCCTCGTCTATACGTCTTTGCTTTTCTTCTTCTAACTCAGTCTTCCACTTCATATATCCATAGAATTTTTGTACAGGCATATGCACTACATCAACGAACGACTGCCCACTCAATTCCATACAGGTATACGTGTCTGCAGCGAGAGTTTTCCTGTATTCCTCTACACTATTCTGCTGCATATAATGAACGAAAAAAGTTTTCGACTAAATCAATATCAAAAATATCTTCATGCCCACAAGATGGACAGTAGTTTTTCATCTTAAGGTTAATGCCATATTTACCAAATGATTCATTGTATTTTTTATAAATCTCTCTCTTATCTTTTGCTGGCAATGATAAATATGCATCAACAACATCAACCCTGTCTACATAGACAATAGGTTCTGCCTTATCTTCAATATCTTGTTCGAAACAATCAATAATTAAAGTTTCCGTAATTAATTCAAGTGTACTTCCAGGTCTTGTCATTAAACTTTTCATATTTGAAAGTTCATCAAATAATGTTGGTTGTTTAATCAAAGCAGAGACTCCAGGTGAAGCAGGTAAACTAACTTTAACTCTGTCTCTAATAACATTTTTTCCTTCATAAGCGGTAAAGTTAAAAGTCTCAGATGCTTTAACTGTTACGGGAAATTGATGATTACATTCGGTACATTTAATTTCATAATTTCTAATATCTTCATATGTAATATGATAAAGCCCATATAGTAATGCATCTCTATCTTTTAAAGTTAGATTCTTATGAAATTCATCCAATGTGTTAATTGTTTTTGGTCTCTGAATTGTAGAATCGAAAATACATTTATTTAAATGTTCAGCAATTTTCTGAGGTGTAACGAGACTACCTTTTAACGCCTCTTCCTCTTGAACATTTAAACTTCTTACAGTGAACGATAAATTTGTTTGAGGTGTAATAACCTCGTACTCCGGATATTTTATATTAAAACTTTTGAACGTCATGATCTATCTCCTTTCTTTCAGATCTATTATATTTTATTTCTTTTCTTTCTTTGCTTTCTTTTTTCCCCACATACATTCTTTATATTTTTGTGGGTTATTTGGGAACTTCTTCTTACAATATGCTACACTTATACCAGTAACTCCTCCTACATATCCACCAACTATTGCGCCAGTTGTTCTTCTGACAGCTCTTACATTACTTGCTTTAGCTCTTCCAACTTTTACTTCTGTATCAACATAGCCCTTTCCAGAAGGTTTTCTTTTATACTTAGCAATAGATGTCTGAAGATTCTTAAGATCTTTTTTGGCCCTTTTTGTATACATAGGATCTTTCAAAAACGTCTTTACCTTTGAAAGTATTTTTCCTTTTTCACTAAGCATGGAGGCATCCCATCTATCATAAACGATGCTTTCTGCCATTTCATCCATTACATGAATTTCTCCATCTAGAAGAAGAACCATAACTTGTGCATCTGTTGCTTCATTTTCTAGAAAATTCATGATCTGTAACTTAGCTGCTTTAGTTAAGTCTGATTCTTTTACAATATAAGCAGCCGTAACTCTTAATATATCCATCATTTATAACCTCCAAGTCTTATTTTGCTTCTTTTTTCTTGTTTTTTCTTCTTTTGTTTAATGCCACTCCAGTTCCAACTGCTGCAACTCCTGCTCCAGTTCTTACAACAGCAGTCTTCATAGCAGGTTTTTCATGAGCTTGTTTTATTACTTTTGAAGAAGGAACATTAGGCATTGCACGTCCTGATTTCTCAGCAGCCGCTTGTGCTTTTCTTAAAGCTTTAGCAGCTCGATACCTTTTCCATCCTGTAACATCCCCTTGCATAGCTGTATGAGTTAAGTCTTTTGCTTTTATAAACTTTCCCATAACAGAAGCACTTGCCTCCGATATGTCAAAAGCTTTGAATCTGTCATTCACAATCTCTTCAGCCATTTCATCCAAACCTTGAATCTTTCCATCAAGAATAAGAGCCATAACTTGAGGATCAGTAGCTTCATCTTCTAAAAAATTCATCAGCTGTAATTTAGCTGCCTTTGTCATTTTAGATTCTTTAATAAAATAAGCAGCTGTAACTCTTAATTTATCCATTTTAAAAACTCCTCCCGTTAGTACTTAGTCCTTGCTTTAGTTATTTGTTTTTCAATATGTTTTATTTGATCCACAAATCTTTGTCTACATTTGTCTGGTTTATTAGTTCCTGCACACTTAGGTGCTTCAGCTTTCAATGCTCGCAACTTCTCATGATATGATCTGAGAATAAAACGCTTCTTACATAACTTCTTCTCAGGACCTACTTTATCAGCACATGCCTTAGCAGCTTGTCCAAACCGATAACTGTAAGCTTGAGATGCTTTATTAAGCGCTGTATTAAAAACAATATCTTGCGCAATTACAGCTGCCAAAGGGGCAATCTCTAAAATAGCTTTATCTAATTCTGCTTCATCTATTTTAGAAACTTGCCCCACTTCGCCAGTAGCAATAAACAATTTAACTTGTGTATCGCTTGCATCTCTTAAATAATTTAATAATTGAAGTTTAGCTGGTTTACTTAAATCCGACTCACGGACTAAATAAAACGATAAAATTCTCAAGTCTCTCATAATTAGTTCCTATTATCCAGAACCTGTACCAACAGTAAGGCCGTAATTCTGAACGTTTTGTTTAGAAGCTTTAAAGATTTGATTAGCGAATGTGGTACATTTGTTTAATACCCACTCTTCATGCCATGCATAGTCAACGTTAAATTCAATCTCCACATCAAGTCGACCAACAGTCTCTACATCACTTGTAAATAAGTCCTGTGGGTCCTTTGATGGGAATACGCCATCGTAGCAAGCATAATATTCTACCGTTACACCATCAGGTGCAGTTGTCCAGTAATAGAGTAATCCAGCATATGTTGATTTAGTATATCCTTCACCGTTTGGTTGTCCATCCTCTAAATCTGTCGCACCAGTTCTATAGTCTCTAATCATTTTAACCCAACCATGCATAATATCCAAAATTGGGGTTTTATTAAATTCGAAGAACTTAACAGATACTGTATTACCATAATCAATATTACCTGGCACGGCCCATTTTACTCCACCAAGTCCAGTGTATTCAACTTTATTTAAAGTTCCTCCAGGTGGTGTTACAGAAAGGCAGGAAGCAGCCAATACATTTTTAACTGCATTTTCGTCCATTGCAGAACCGCTTAGTCCTTTATAATTATTCAACACTGTCACCAACTGAAATGGAAGTTTATCAAACCAAATGAAGTGATATCCAGTTACGTAAGGGTCAGCAACTCCAACATTTGTTCCACCAAATTTTCTACTAAACACATTAGTTTGTACGTTTGCGAATGATGTTCTAGCAGCCATCGAAATTTCCTCCTTGTTGTCTTACGACAACTTATACTTAATACGCTTTTTGATAACATTCATAACTACATTCCAATCTCCATTGGGAATGTGAATGGCTTTGTCATCAATGTAAAAATCCGCTGCAAGTTTGTCTCCTGTAATTTTATCATAATAAATATCATTTTTATCTAACCAATCAGCTACCTGATTGATTTGATCTTGTCTATCTGATCCCATCTCCTTACAGTTTCCTACTGAAGCTCTAGATGTGAATATAACTATTTCATAACCATTTTTTCTTAAAAAATCAATAACCTCTTTCGCACCCACAAAAGGTTCATCATAGATAGTTCCATCTTTATAACCTTTTGAGTATTTATGAATGGTCATATCTAGATCAATCATTGCTCTTTTTTTATGAGGGCCGATTACCTTTTGCTCAGGAAAAACAGTTCTAAGTATTTGCTTTCTTCTTTTTTTTCTCGACGTCGGAAAAGAATCCATTGCATAATCCTCTTCTGTTCTTCGAAAAGCTCTTAAACTTAATATACTCATATTTTAAACCCAGCACAATTTTATATTTTGTTCTAGATTTTTACCACAATTAAAAGTTCCCTAAACTATATATATTAATAATTGAAAGGATAATTTTATGATACGAAATCCATGTAAAAAATGTGTGGTAAAAGTCATGTGTTCACAGAAATGTGATGATATAAGAAAGTGGAATAATCTAAAAAGAATTTGGAAGAGTACTTTTTTTACTACAATACGAGCAATTGGAGTAGCAATGACAGGAATTACAATATTTATTTTTATAGTTATAATCATTGGTATAACAAAAGGATAGGGGGAAATCATATGTCAAAAAGCGGTGGAGGTTTTAGTATTGGGACCATAATTTTTGTGGTCATTATAGGTTATAATTTTTTATTTGACGACGATGATGAAAAGGAGGTTCAAGTTATCGAACAAGCTGAAGAGATGGTCGTGGATGCAGAAGAGAATATCAAGCCAAAAGACAAAGGTATTATCACTTCAGTCAAAGAGAAACTCAGAGAGGCAAGGGATTCTGAACAGTTCAAAGTCATTTTAGAAAAAGTTAATAATGCTATTGATGGAACAGATGAAAAGGAGGAAATTATAATAGAAGATACACCGGAGGTTGAACCCGAACTTGTCGAAGAAAAATCTACAGGTCCACCTCCCAAGATTGTTACTATCGAGCCAAAAGACGAGCAACCACAAACCAATAACTTTGAAAAACTTTAATTGAAAGGAGTTAACATGTTTCAAAAAATTGCGTGTAAGATTGTATCAGTTATCCGTAAAATGAACCAGTGGTGGGACAAGGATGAGGAAAAGGAAATTTCCACAATCATCGCCGGCGGCCTGATTTTGCTGGGCATCATAATCCTCAACAAAGGCATCCTGTTCATCATCGCTTTGATCCTTATTGCTAATCGTGTCATTCACAGATTCAACATGTGGACCAAGATGGAATCTCAACTATGTGACGTGGACGAAACGGTAGCAAGTCAAGTTCCTTAGAAAGAAGATGAAAAAGACGACTAGACACTTCAGAAATGAAGACTACGAAATCTTCTTTGATACTTCAACAGGTTTCGAAATAATGAGGGGAGTCAACGGAAAACCAGATCCATTCTGTTTAGAGCTTCCCTCATTATTAGACATTGGTATCATGGGGCATTGTAATAATAAATGCACCTTTTGTTATCAAGGTCATGATGAAGAGCCGAATATGAAGTTAGAAGACTTTAAAACTATTATAGACCAGGTCAAGCATCATACAAGCCAAGTCGCTCTTGGTGGTCGTGGGGATCCAAACTTGCATGAAAACTTTAAAGAGATTGTTGAATATGCAAGGAATAATAATGTGATTCCTAACTATACCACAAGCGGTTTTGGTTTAACATATAAACAAATTGAATTATCAAAGATGTGTGGTGCTGTTGCTGTAAGTGAATATAGGCAAGATGAAACTTACTCTTCCATAAAAAGATTGATGGATGCTGGAATAAAAACAAATATTCATCTCATTTTTTCAAATGGGAATTTTCAAGACTGCGTTAAAATATTACACGGAGGCGATCCTTGGGATCCAAAATTTAAACAAAGTGGACCCACTGTTGATATTAACAGATTAAATGCAGTCATATTTCTATTGTTCAAACCCGCTGGTGCAGGAGTAAATACTCCAGACATGAACCCAAACAAATATCAATTCGATGTTTTCTCAGATCTCATTTTTAAATCCAAAGCTAAATTCAAAGTTGGAATGGATTCATGCCTTGTCAATCATGTTCTTTACAGAGTCGAACCAGATCCAATACAATCTATGTCAATTGATACCTGTGAGGGTGCCAGGATGTCTGGTTATATAACTCCTGATATGAACATGAAACCATGTAGTTTCGCAGAAAAGTCTTATGAGGTTAAGATAACTAACAATCAAGACATAAAATATATTTGGAATCATTCACAAGTATTTAGTTCATTCAGGAGTAAACTAAAAAAGAAACCGTCAACTTGCCCGATAGGATTATAATATGAATGATATAATTAATGAAGTGCTCGAAAAATTTTACAAGTGGAGTAAGTTAAAAGCTCCTCCTCCTGAACCAAAACCAACTGGAAATGCAAATCTCGATGATCCCGAAGGTCATCGAGATGCAAATCTTACAGTGGATCAATATTTCATGGCCGAAGTTGTTGCAGTCCCTCCAGACTTTGAGATAACAAATCATCTCAAAATGAGGGAGGCGGCAGGGATATTTGATCATAAAGATGTTAATCTCCGGCAACTGGTTACGGTTTCAATGGCAGTCAGGGCAACACCAATATTCTCAGTTCTTAACAACCCTCTTATAAATCCTTTTACATGTATGTATTTTCTCAATATCATGGGAGAATTAAAACTTATTATAAATTCTGTCAATAATCCTATCAGAAGAAATCAGGAAGAATATACAACTTTTCTAAAACGATGGAATAAAGACAGGCATACATACGTAAGAGGGCAGGACGTTCTGAGAATGAATTTTATTATTATTAACTTGGTGCCCCTCTATGCTCAAAAGGTTGTGGATGAAGCAGTTAATGCAGTTAAATCAGTTGTAGAACACACTCAAGATGTTAGACAAATGAAGGAGAAATTATGATACGAAAAATATTAATAATCACAGCACTTATTTTGATTCCGGCGATTTCATTTGGTGGACAAAAAGCGGTTCGAATTGACAGATTTGAGGCCATTGATAAAATCGGCCCCAATGATTATGATCTTGAGACCCTGCGGATTGATGATCCCGAGAATCCATTTGTTAGCATCTATGTAGCACATATAATTGGAACAGGATTTCAATTCTCAGACCCCAGCAATGTGTCGATAGCTTGTCGTCTCACAGGGAAAATCCCTGTTGATAAGGATGGTAAGCAGGTCATAAACAAAAAGACAAATCATAACATTGCAAATATCCAAAAATCCATCGGAACCAAAAACATGAAAATCTCAAGGGCTTATGATAAGAAGAAACATGTTCTTATCTATAATGTCTATACAACCAAATTATTTGATGGTTCCATGAAACACTCATTATCAGTTGTTTCATTGGGTATACCACTCGCACCTTGATTGATGCAGGATTAACGACGGAACAAAGGCGATCTGGGTTTCTAACCTTTCCCAGATCGCCTTCATTTTTTTGCTTATCTTATAAAGAAATTTAATTCAATTTGTTCAACAATTCTGGTCGGTTCTAATGTTACATTAACGTGGAATCTCTTTGTGCGTCTTTCATAATCTGTAGCACCAACGTCCACTGAGTATGAATAAAGACCACGTTTATTTTTGATGACTTCAAGGAAGTCAACCAAATTAGTTGAAACCTGTGACCATGTAATTTCATCATTTTGTTCAAAGATGAAGAATCTACAGAACTCTTCAAATGCTCTCTTAATGAACAGAACAAGTCTAACAATATTTAAATCTTGAAGAGCAGTTGCTCTTGCTTGAGTTGTTAATTGTCCCCATACAACATAACCAGGATTAAATTTAACAATTGGATTTAGTTGTTTGAGGTATAGCTGATCTCTTTCTCCAATACGTGGATTATATCTCAGCTCTTTAATTGTATCAATTGCAGCTCTATTGAAACCAGCAGCTGCAAACCAAATTTCTGCAACATTATCATTTCTTGGTAAGATGTAAGACATGTGATAAATAGGTGAGAACCACACATCTTGACCAGTCCATAAGTCAAACACTTTATTATATGATTCATAAAGCGATAGAAAATAAGTATTGAATGTATGAGTATTATTTCTAGTTGATAGAGCCGCTGAAACTGTTGCATTATCTCCATTATCTAGAATACCCACAGCATTACGTATTGTTTGAACTAATGTACTGATTGATGTTTTTACATCAGTTGGATAACCAGCATCAAATACCATTGAATAGTAAATATTTTCACTGTCTAAAACATCTTCATCAATAACTCCACCATAACCCTGAGCCAGAAGTGTTGTAGCTTCAACTGTATCTAAATTACCAGCTGAATCAAGTAAATCACCATCACTTCCTTTTCTTATTGGAACTGGATCTGAACTTGCAAATGGTTCAGCAAATGAGTTAAAAGATTGTTTGATTCTATACTCAATATCAGGATCAGTAGGATCAAAATCTGAAGTATTTCCATTCCAACTTTGAGCTGCTGTAGTTAAAACTCTTTCATTAAACACATTAATTGTTTCATTATCTATACCACTTGCTGCTCCCATCCAACCCCAAATTTCAACACCTTTAGCATCTTTTGCAATAACTACATAATTAGCACTTCCAGTTTCAGGATCTGTATCCCAATCAGTGAAATCTTGTTTAGTATCTGTAATTGTTGCAGCACCATCTGTTATAGTTGTTGAAACTGTTCCGATGTCTTGGTCGTAAATTTTAACAGCAATATCGTAACCGCTTGATAGTGCTCCAGAAACTAGTTCCATTTCAGCTCTTAAAACTGCTGAATATGTGTTTAGAATATCAACAATCCAAATTGATCCACCAGCAGTATCTTTAGCAGTAGGATCAAATGAGATTTCAAATGATTCAATAATCTCATCATCTCCATCAGATTGTCTTTCATAGATATCCATTACATATGTATCCCAAAGAGTTGGGTTCGCAGCTTCTGTAATTCTTATTCCAATGTTATTGTACCATTGTCCTCTTCCAATTGGATACAGAGTACAAACTGGATAAAGCGGAGTCGATTCAGAACCTAAATTTGTCTGAATAGAAGCAACATTATCTAAACTATCTACAAATGTAATTGAGATCGAAGCTGTTGTATCTGTAGCTGTTAGTGTAGCATCCAGTCTCATATTTGCATATAAAGCATTATCTGACAGACATCTGATCCAATAAAGGGCGCCAGATTCTCCCAAATAGTTATATGCATTGTATGGACCTTGACCGTAATGTTTTCCATAAGTCGCAATATTTGGTTCCCCGAACTCTGAAATAAAGTCGGCTCTTGAACCGATAAATCTTAATTTGTTGTCTTCTCCTTTCTCAGTCAATCCACACATAAAACCAATGGTCGATGGTACGGCCTGTACGAATGTAGAAAGGTCAA